CAGCACAGCCTAGGTTTACTTCACATTACCTGAGATGCCATCAACCGCCTAGGAAAGCGCCGAATGGTTGGCATCAGAGATGGAGCGGCCCGCCTTGGTTTCTGGGTTGTCATCCGCGCTCATGTACATGCCTGGCATCGGGGATGAGTCATCGTCATCAGGCTGGAGATATTCCGTCATATTCAACTCAACGCCACGCTGTACATAGGCAATGGCGGCTGTGGTGAATTGTGTAATCGCTTTCTGCACATCCTCCACCGGCGTATCGCCAGTGACAAATGCTTGAATGATCTCGTTGCGCAGGGGATACCAGAGGTTCCACAGATCAGAACACCAGTCCTGCTGTGTCATCTGCTGATAACTCTCGGTGTAGTCTTTACTCCATATATCCATCGTATTGCCTTTCTCCCATGGCGGGGTCATCTTCATCTTGCGGTAGTAACTTGCCACTTTTGCTTTCACCCCGTCTACGTCATCGATATTCGAGCCGCCTCGTGCGCCCCGTAGCACACCAGCGACACTGATGATGCCCTGCGGGATGGCCTTCATCTCGCCGCCTGCCTTCATCACGAAGGGCAACTTACAATCACCCAGGGTCTCAGGTGGTGATTTCGCACACCAGAAGAAGCATTGTGCCATCTTGCCCTTATCTGTGCCCGCCCATGCCTGAATGTCTTTGCGGGCCTGCCCTGCATCCCAGGACACGTTGCGGTCAGCAAGCGGCCACGAGGTCTTGCCGGAGGCATGGCCTTTCAAACTCAAGCCAGGCCAGAAGCGCTTGACCGTATCAACTTGTGCCAGGTCGTTCATGGGGAATACGACAGCCGAACCTTCGATGACAGCGACCTCTAAGAGATTGCGGATGGTGCGCTTGGTCTCTTCATCTTTGACATATTCCACCTGGATGGCCTTATACCCCATGCTCTGTTTCGACATCGTTTTCATTTTGAAGCTCGCATACAACTCCCGCGCAAGTTGTACTTCAGGGTTGAACTGGACACGAATGTATAAACCCTTGCGATCTTCCTCTGCATCATAGATACCACCAGGTGGAAGCTGGCTATAGTCATGGTTAAAAAGGTAGGGAAAAAGGAAATCAAGCCCCTGAAGGCGCTTTCTCGCATAACTGTCTTGCAATGTCTTACGAAAGGCGCCGGGCATGGTACGATCTTCCCCGAAGTCGATGTTGTTCAGATAGTTGAGGTAACCGCCGATCTGATATTTCGCATCGTTCGTTTCCTTGATCTCTGCGATGCATGGGAAGTATTCGGTTTTGCGCTCAATCTTTGCGAGTCTCATCGTGTATCCTCCAATCAGCAGGGACAAGAAGCATATCGTCATAGGCTGGCATCACCGGATTGTGTTCAGGGAAATAGACAAACTCATGAGGCGGTGACTTGCCTAACATCTCTCGTAGCTTGACCAATCGCGCGTATGGAGTGCTACCATCCGCCCAACTTGTTTCGTGCTCACCCTTGTCCTCACTCATGTCTCACCTTCTTCTCATACTGCCGAAAGCCTTCCTGTGCTGGTAGCACTCCCTTGCAGAGTGTGATAATGGTTTCCAGTCCGACATGGGCTGGACATTTGTCCGGATCATCATCGATGTAGCGTCGCTGATTCTGGTCCATGTAGATGGCAACCCGTTGTTCTTTCTCTATGGCCCGTTGTGCAATGGCAAGTATCTGTTGTGCGAATTCTTGCGTCGTCATCGTTTCAACCTCAACAATTCTCGATAATGGTCTCGCGATAGAGCCGCCACAAGTTCGGGTATTCCTCCTCCAGCCACGCGAGTAGCTTAATAGCTTGTAAAGGCGTCAATGCGACAAATTCAGCGCCCTGGTCTTGGATGTTGATATCGTTGTAGTGCCAGGCAACGCTATATCTATCGCCTAGATTGCCATCATGCTTATGTTCTGTCATCGCCACAGCCTCGAATCTGATATGCTTGTCTTGAAGATATTCAAGTGCCTTCGCTACCCCTACCCGCTCTTCTTCTGTCAAGAGGTGGTCAGAGATATACGCACCTGTTGGCTTCTTTTGTTCTTTCCTGGGTAGTGGATAATGTTCTGAACAGCAATAGGGATAAGGTTCATGGTAATCACTCATCGCTTTGCCCTCAACGTCTTGAATCCTGGAGACAGTACAACATCAGGACTCAGAGAATGTTCAACAGTGACTATTTTACCGCGATAAAGCATTTCACGCGTCGCAAGAATACGGCCATTCTTCCAACCCATGCAGACAAAATGGTATGGCCCCAACATGAAATTATCACCCTTATTGATAGGAAAAATCTTATTCAAAGCATCATCTAGCGTTACGTCACTCATCGTTTCACCTTCAGCAATTCTCTGTAGTGGTCTCTCGATATTGCATCATATGGTACCACCTCAACGTGCATATCATCTTGCGCTTTGGCAGGTGCAACCGGAGGCTTGGGCTTGGCCGGAGGCGTGTTCTCATCAGGAATATCGGGAATGGTTTCATCCACCGGCGTCACCGTCGTTTGCCCTGGGCCAGGTAACTGATGAGGCGGCGGCGCAGGTGGGTTGATCGTCTTGCCTGCCATCGCATCGATGTAGTCGTCTAAGTCCTCCACATGCACCGGGACATAGTTGATAATGACAAAATCCTTGACCGGGAGCTTTGGCAAGCCCATGACTTCCCGCGTTTCATGGAGCGTCATGGCGCTACCGGTAAATTGTGCTTGCGCACGCTCGCTTGCTTGCGCTTTGGCTTCCTGCAAGCGCTTCTGTACCGCTTCCACATCCTCTTGATCATAGGCGAGATAGCCACCATAGCGCGGTGTAAGCCACATATTGAGACTGTCAACGAACATATCCAGAATGGGGAACACGATTTCGGTGTAGAGCGCATAGCGGGCTTCTTCCTGATTGCTGAAGGTGCTGTCAGCTAGACCTAACAGGAACAGGGGGAAGTTGAAGAATATCCTGGCAATATCACGGTCGCTCTTCTCGTCACTCTCAAGCCAATCAAGTTCATAGGGACTCATGCTCATGCTCTGCCACTTGACACCGCCATGCAGGATAGCGGTCTCACCAGCGTTACGCGGGCCTGCGAACTTCTTGCGTATCTCATCCTTCAGCGTCTTGTATTCCTGAGCGCCTAGAAGCGCATCCGTCACCCATGCGCCCCCTGGACGCGCCATGTTGTTGAGCAAGCTAAGATTCCACTTCTGCCCTGCCTTCTGGATATCGATGAGGAAGGCCGCCACTTCGACAGGTGACATACCATACACGTCATCATTGCCTGCAAAGAGCTTGTCATGCATTATGAATGGCTCAGGATAGCGCAAGGGAGGCGTGAAGTTGCCAAATTCGTAGTATTCAGGTCCATTCATATCTAGTTTGATCTTGATCAGATCAGGTCTGAGATTATAGAGTTCATCAAACTTATCAGTTGGTCTCATAGTGGTATTGATACCGAGCATGTAGTTATTGCCGGTCATGCAATAGTAGGCAATCATAGCGTGTCGAAATTGAGAGCCAGATTCATGCTTTGAAGGTTGTTTCCAGAGGTCAAGCAAGTCTGAATTGGTGATTTCTCGCTTCTTGCTCTCATCGGTATAGTGCTTCCACTTGATACCAGCCCCCGCACGAGCGATATGTTGCACAATAGGGAAGACGATCTTTGAGGAGCGGTATCCTTCCTGGATGTAAGATCGCATGTTACGCGGCATGGTGGCAGGTGCAGCTACGCCCTGTTGAGCGACGACATACTGCACATTGGGGTCGGCTTTGTTGTCGGATATATACTGGCGGCGGCCTGCTCTGTTGCGTCTGCTCATGAATTTTCCTCATTTGGTAGCTTATTCTCAAGAGCAATCATGCATGTCGAATAACAATAGTCGCAAACATAGCGCTTAACAGTGCGAACCACATCGACAAAATGAGCATGGGCTACACACACATGATTTTCACAGAGACAGCAGGGAATAGATGCTTCCTGCTTACATCGATATTCATCACATTTCATTGCCAATCGCCTCCTCAATCACCACGCACAAGGCG